GCACTTACAAGCATTGTGGGTGACATCATGTTCCGCGCTGGCGACTTCCCGATGGCGGAAGAGGCGGCCGAGAGGCTCAAGCGCATGGTGCCGCCGCAGGCGTTGGGGCAAGGCCCGTCGCAGAACGAACAGGCAATGGCCGCACAACTGCAGCAGATGCAACAGGCCCTGCAGGCCACAATGGACGAACTGGCCAAGGAGAAGGGCAAATCCCAGGCGAGACTCGAAAAGCGCGAAGTCGAAGTTTACGACGCGATCACCAAGCGCCTTGATGTGCTGATTAAGAATGCTGGCTTGACGCAGCCGCAAACATCGCTTGTGGCGGATGAGGCTGTGCGTGAAAGTCAGGACGTTCCGATTAGCGATACATATGAGGGGCATGAAGATCAGATGCCAGGACGGCAGATGGCTTTGCCGCTGGAAGATCACGAAATGCCTGAAGGTGCATTTCGTGGAGAAGATGGACATGCTTACGCGCCGCATCCGCAGATGCCCGGTATGATGGCCCGAGTGACGAAGGAGATTTGATATGACTCGTGAAGAAGCTTTTCGGGCCGGATTTGAGAACCCGCTGATTGGGGCAAATGCGCCGCTACAGCGTTTGTATGGTACGGTGACGGCGTTGGGTGAAGAGTTTGGCGGCGCGGATATGGGCACGCCTGTCGGTAAACGCTTCCGCGAACGGCAGGCTGCAACAAAGGCCGAAGTCAAACGCCTTCAAAAGCTTCGCGAGCAGTTCCCCGAGGAATTTGGTCGGGGGCAGATGATGTCGCAAGAACAGGCCGATCCTTATATGCTGGGGCTGGGCACTATGCCGTTTGGGATGCGGCCAGGTGTTGTGGCTGGGCCGCGTGAGTTGGCAGGTCCTGGCGGGCGGCCAATGCTGGCTGGTCCGGGCATGATGGAAGGTGAGATTGTGCCGCCGCGTGCGGGGTATTTGAGTGCGCCCCCGCCAGCTGCTCCTCCGGGTCCGAGAGGTTTGCCGCCCGCTGCACCGCCCGCTCCTTACTACCGCAGCGTTCCGCCTGAAATGGGCACGTCGATGCGGCCTATGACGCCTTTCCAGCAAAATCAGGTTGGCATGGCGACAGGGCGTTACGGAACGGCGGGCTATGCACCGGAGATGGCAGTTACCGACTTTGAGACGTATGGCCCGATGGGTGCGCGGCCGACTCCGGGTCCGTATGCGCCGAGCGGATTTGATCGTAATATGCTGGAAGCGTTCCGTGCGGGGCGTGCGAATTATGGCCGTAACGTGCGTCCTGAGCCTATGGGCGGCGGTTTCACGCTTGAGGAACTGGGGCAAGCGGTTGTGCCTTATCGGCAGGGCGGTTTGACTTATGAGCCCGTTGGTATGGCTCCGCAAGGTGGCGCGAATTTGCCTGCGATGGCGGCGGGGCGGGGTCTGCGTCCGACTATGATGGAAGGGGAGTTCAGGGAAATCCCTGGCATTGGTTATGGCGGTGGTGCAAGGGCTCTGCCGGGTGGTCAGGGTTTTGGCGGCGGCATGGACTTTGGCGTTACCCGTGAAGGAATGGCGGCAGCGCCGTCTGGTTTGCCTTATGGTCGTGCAGCTGTGCTTGGCATTCCGGGCGCGGCTATTGGCATGTATGGTATCGGGGCGCAGGATCAGCAGGCTTCATCTCCAGAAGCACGGCGCGTGATGCTGCCGCAGATTGACATTGGTGTAAGCCAGCCGTTGCAGGCTCCGCCGCGCATGTATTCGCCGCTTTACGGACCGCAGGAAATGCCGACGGCACCGGCTACGGCAGCAGCACCTGCCAGACAGCCTGCAGCAGCAAAGTCTGCGGCAAAAGGTAAAGGGCGCACGCAGGGTCCGCCGATGCCGCAGGAAGAAGCCTTTGATCCTAACCTGAATTATTTGGTGACAGAGGCGCTAGATCGTATTCTTGGTCAGCGTGAAGCTGAACGCGGGCTGCAATATCAGCAGTATTATCAGAGACAAGGATATTACTGATGCCGCAGGTGAAGGGCAAAGTTGAGATCAGGAAGGGGGTTTCCCCTTCCGATCAAAAAGGTCTGATGGACATTATTGGCCCGTCTGTGCCGACAGATGCTCAACTTGAAAAAATGTACGAAGAGTATTACGCCAAATATCCAACTGTCCCAAGACCTAACGATCCGAATTACAATCCATACCCAGATCAGAATGCGCTGTATGGGGCGTATATGGAACGGCTGCCGTCTGAGAATTTGTTGGCAGAATTAGTTCCCGCAAACGTAAGGGCAGGTTATAGCTATGCAAGGAGCCCAATAACGCAAAGGTTTTTTCCAGAAAGAGATTTGGGCTATTTGCGGAATGTTTATGAGCAAGGACGTAGGGCGTATTATGCTGGTGCTATTCCACAAGATCAGGGCTTTGTTCATGGAGCCCCGCAGTTGCCAACTGAGCATTTTATGCCTTATGAGGAATATACAAGGCAGAGGGCTGTGCCATCTGTGCAAAGCGTTCCGGGCGCGATGAATGCCCTTTATTCGTATTTCGACCAACCCTATCGCCTTGCGCCGTTTGTTGAAGGCGCGTATTATGAGGAAGGTCCGGGCGGGATGTATATGCACAACACCTACAATGTGGGCGGTGTGCCGAGGGAAGTGAATGTTTTGTTGCCTAGAAGGAGCCAAAGATGAGAGAGCCGCTTGTAAGATTGCCGGGAAAAGGGGCACATGCCCACAAACTGGTAGCTAAAACCGCAATGGAAATGGCGGAAGAAGTTTACGAAAAGAACGCCTTGCGCGACAATGATTTCTATGCTAAATATCCAGACCGCGAAGCCTATGTCTCGTCTTGTTGGGCGTTGTATTTGGATGCGGCTAGGACCACTTTAGCGCAGTTATTGACAACGAACATGGAAGAGTCCTTGAAAGAACAAATCCATGATGCACTAATAAAAGATGCGACGTTGCGTCGAGGACGTGAGGGCGTCCTTCAAATGAAGAAAGGTGCAGGAGCCTAACATGAATGTAGCAGATTTCTGGGATGGCGTAAATCGCCAAATAGACGGGGAAGCAGGCGCGGCTACGCCAGAAGCACCAGCCGCTGCTGAAGCCCCCGTTGTGGCCGATGTGAGCCAAGAGGCGACAGCAGGCGAGTCGCTCGGTAACGAGGAGCCTGCGGTTGAAAGCTCTGCAAAGCCCCCGCAGGGTCTTCTTGATCGCATCGGCCAACTCACTCGCCAGAAGCGGGAACTTGAAGAAAGGCTGCAGCAGGTTGAGGCGCATCTCCAGCCGCAGTATGCCGCCCCGCAGGAAGCAGATGGCGCTGGGTATGACCCGCGCATGGTGCAGTTGGAAATCCATCGTCAGGCGCAGGAACTGGCGAAGCAGCAGGCGTGGAAAGACACGACTGACAAGATCTGGAATGAAGGACTTAGCAAGTATGGAGACTGGGGTCCGCAGCTCAACAATATGGCGCAGATTTTGGGCGGCATTCCTACGACGCTCACAGAAGCCGCGATTGAGAGCGGAACGCCACACGAAGTACTCTACCATCTGGCTAAGAATCCTGATGAAGCTGCCAGAATTGCACTCCTTCCACCCACCAGACAGGCTGTGGCGGTTGCGAAATTGGCGCAGAACATAAATGCGCCTAAGAGGGTGTCAGCGGCTCCCCCGCCGATTACCCCGAAAGTTAATGGCATGGGAACTGCTGTGGCGTCACTCGACGATCCTAACATTTCCATGGAAGAATGGGCGAGACTGCGTAACGCGCAGTCAAATCGCCGAAAAGGTCGGTAGGAGCGCCTCTAAGCTCCTACCCTTTCTGGTCTAGGGTAAAAGACCTGGGATGGCCCGTTAAAGTGGCGGACGCGGGCACCGCTGAAACGCAGAGGACTCCCTCCTGCTTTTAGCTTGGCAATAGCGCGTCCGCGCTTTAACAGAGGTCACGACAATGGCTAACAATATTCTCACTATTAACATGATTACCCGTGAGGCTGTTCGCCTCTGGGTCAACACTAACTCGTTCCTCCAGCACATCGACACGCAGTATGACGATCAGTTCGCCATTACTGGCGCGAAGATCGGCCAGAGCCTGCGTATCCGTCTGCCGAACGATTACACCGTTCGCACGGGTCCGGTCGCGCAGATTCAGGATACGGCGGAAACGTCCACCACGCTGACGCTGGCGACCCAGAAGGGCGTTGACGTGTCGTTTAACTCGGCTGAGCGCACGATGAGCCTCGACGATTACTCGAAGCGCATTCTGGCTCCGGCCGTGAATAACCTTGTGGGTGCGGTTGCGGCGGACATTATGTCTGGCGTTGAAGGCGGCATCTCCAACCTTGTCGGCAACTTCGACGCGGCTGGCAATCTTCTCCGCCCCACGCTCGATACGTGGCTGCAGGCGAAGGCGCTGCTGTCGTTGCGTTCGGCTCCGACCGATAACCGTAAGTTCATCCTCGATCCTGTGAGCATGGCCCGCACGGTACAGTCGCTTTCGGGCCTGCTGAACCCGGCTACCGAAATCTCCGAGCAGTATCGCACGGGTGAAGTTTATAACGCGATTGGTTTCGACTGGTTTGAAGACCAGACGGTTATCAAGCACACGACGGGCACTTATGTTGCTGGCGTTTCGCCCACGGTCAATGGCGCGAACCAGACCGGCACGAGCATCAACGTCACGATTGGTGCGTCTTCGTTCACTGTCGGCGACATCATCACGTTCGCTGGCGTGAACGCGGTCAACCGCATCACCAAGGTCACGACTGGTGAGCTGCAGCAGTTCGTTGTCACGAGCTACGCGGGCGGCGTGCTTGGCATCTATCCGGCGATTGTTCCGCCGTCGGGCGGTAATCCGGTTCAGTATCAGACGGTGACGGCTTCGCCTGCCAACGGCGCGGCTATCAACAGCCTGACGCTGACGGGCACCGTCTATCGCAAGAACTTCGCTTTCATTCCCGACGCTGTTACGATGGCGACGGCGGATCTGGAAATGCCGAAGAACATGCAGGAAGTTGCGCGTGAGCGTATGGATGGCGTCAGCCTCCGTATGGTGACGGGCTTCGACATCAAGTCGGATCAGTTTATCACCCGTCTTGACGTGCTTTACGGTTATCTCTGGGTTCGCCCGGAATGGGCCTGCGTCGTCGCGGACATCATCTAATCATAAAGGGAGGGGCAGCAATGCCCCTCTCATCTTCAAGGAGCAAGTAAAATGGCTAAGGCAAGACAGCAGTTTCTAGGTGTTTACGGCAACATGGATTTTCCTGAATACAAGTTTGAGGAATATCCGAAGGTCGTAGGGTATAGAGACGATAAAAAGCGTGATCCGATTATCGTCGCCGACGCACGCGAAGAAGTTCAGTTTATTACGACTGGTTCGCCGGGCGCGCATATTTCGCGAGAAGATGAACTTCAGGCGGAACTTGAGCGGAAGGCTGTAGAGTTGGAGCAGGCTAAAAAGATGCTTGCTGAACTCAAGACGCAGCAGGATAAGGCAAAGGCTGCTGTTGCGGCACAGCCTGCTTCCAAAGGGGCGTAAGGATGGCGGTTCAGAGATATCAGTTTTTAGAGGCATTGTCTGCACAGCAAGACTTAACATCGCTGTATCAGGCAATTCCGGCTGATGTCTCTGATCCACTCTGGATTGCTTTTAATGCGTCAAACTGTGTTTATTGGGATGATGTTCTTGCTACGTTTGTGCAGTCTTTCTATAATCTCACAGACGATGAAATGAATGCAATTTTTAGAAGCGCGGCTCTTATCCCGACGGGGTGCTGAAAATGGTTGTATCAAGGCAGCAGTATTTTTCAGCACTTGCTACCCTTGGCGGGAGCATGACGACCATTTATCAGGCCGTCCCTGCCGATGTGAATGATCCGATCTGGATTGCTTTTAACTCTGCAATTACGATTGCGGAGGGCGACACGATTGCCACGTTTACTCAAGCTACGCTTGGGTGGACGAATGCCCAGATGACGACGTTGTTCGAAACAGCGTCTGCTCTTCCCGGTGGCCAGTCTTGCACGAACGAACCCACGGTTATGAATGGACAGGCTGTCACGGCCTACGATATCATAACACTGGCATTTAAAGATGCGGGCATCTTGGGCGTTGGGCAGTCAATGCTCGCCGAAGATTATAACGATGCGTTGCTTCGACTGAATATGATGATTGCACAGTGGCGTGTGAAGCGCTGGATTGTGTGGCATCTTGTGGATAAGAGTGTGGTCAGCACGGGAGCGCAATCTTATACGGTTGGGCCGGGTGGTGATATTAATGTGGCTGTGCGTCCTGACAAACTGGAAACAGCATTCTTTCGGATGCTGCCGGGCGCAAACGGCACGCAGTCTGTAGACTATCCTCTGCAAATTCTTATGTCTTATGAGGACTACGCTCGAATTACATTAAAGAGTCTTGTGTCCTTTTCGCAATGCATTTTTTACGACTCAGCTTGGCCTATGGGTAGAATTTATCCGTGGCCTATTCCGCAGGCTAATCTTTACGAAGTCCATATCGTGCTGAAAGAAGTGCTGAGTGAGTTCTCAGATCTTTCCGCGACTTTTCAGTTTCCGCCGGAATATCTGGCTGCGATCCACTACAACCTTGTGATTAGGTTGCGGGCTGCGTATCGGTTGCCGGAAGACCCTGGATTTGATGATTTGGCGAAAGATGCGATGCAGACGATCCGCGCAGCTAACGCTCAAATTCCAAGCCTTGTGATGCCGGATAACTTGGTCCGTCCGAGCGTCTATAATATTTACTCGGACCAGACGAGGTAATACGATGCCCATCCCGCAGCGACTTGAACCCGGCAAGCGACTCGCCGATGATGATGCGCTTAATACTGCGCTTGCTACTCCTCAGTGGCAGACTAATTATGGTATCACTGCTTTGGCTGGTGGTGCGCGCAATTCTTCTACGCCGGTCCTAGTGCTTGGCTCAAATCATGTTGCCACGTCAGCGTCCAGCGGTGACAGCGTGATTCTTCCGGTTGCGGTTGCTGGAAGTGTTGTGTTTCTGACAAATGCTGGTGCCAACCCTGTGCAGGTGTTTGGTAACGGCTCAGACACGATCAATGGCACGGCAGGCGCAACCGGCATCAGCGTCGCAAATGCCAAGCGGACGATGTTTGTAGCTGTAACCAACAATGTGTGGTTTTCGCTTCTCGGTGCGTAATATAAGAGGTGCAAGGTGCCGCAGCTTCAATTAGTTCAAGGTGCATATGAAGCGCGCTCGGTCATCGCGAATGCCCAGCGTTGCATAAATCTGTATCCTGAACTAAACACTAAAGATGCGACGGTGCCTTACACTCACTATACGACTCCGGGGCTGCTAACGCTGGCGCAAGGTAACGTGGCTGAAGTGCGCCAGCTCTACACCGCATCTAACGGGCTGCTTTTCGCAGTCATCGGGAACCTGGTATATTACGTGCCGGATACGTTTGTGTTGCAGGTGCTTGGTGTGATTACCACGCAATCCGGTCTGGTGTCGATGTATGATAATAAGTTCGATTTGATTATTCTGGATGGCTCGACGAATGGCTGGATTGTGAATTTGACGACTTTGGTGTTTGCTGCTTTTAGCCCAACGAATTTTGTGGGTGGAAATCAAGTCAGATATATTGATACCTTTTTGGTTTCGAGTACACAGAATGCCAATATTCAATCGAGCGACTCGGGGGCCACGACGTATGACCCGCTGGCGCTAGCGACCATGAGCGGTGACGCAGACCAACTGCAGATCATCGACGTGGTGCATAAGGAAATGTGGAGCTTTGGGCGCAGGACGACGGAAGTATGGAGTAATGTCGGAGGCTTCCCGTTTCCTTTCGCGCCTATTCCCGGTGTGTTTCTGCAGCATGGCATTGCGGCTTTGCGTTCGCTGGCGAAGTGGGGCCTCAACATTTTCTTCTTGTCGCAGGACAACAACGGTGAAGCGCTGGTCATGATGGGCGGGCCGGGCTATAAGGCGGACGTGATCTCAACGCCTGCCATTACCGACGCCATCGGCAACTATGAAGTGATTAGCGATGCGATTGGCTTTTGCTACCAGCAAGGCTCGCATATGTTTTATGTGCTGACGTTTCCGACTGCGGATGCGACTTGGGTTTACGACCTTTCAACGCAACTCTGGCATGAGCGGGCATGGCTTGACAGCAACGGCGAACTGCATAGGCATCGTGCAAACTGTGTAGCGTTTGCCTATGGCAAGACCATCTGTGGAGATTGGCAAAACGGCAAACTTTACAACTGGGACCTTCATACCTACACCGACGATGGGAATGCTATTATACGCCTGCGTTCCTTTCCGCACATCGTAAACAATCTCGACCGCGTAAGTTATAAGCAGTTTATTGCTGATATTGAGGTCGGCACCGATATGGACCCCGCAAGCAATCCGCAGTTAAATCTGCGGTGGAGCGATGATCGTGGGGTTAGTTTTGGGAATGGTGTTCAGCAGACTCTGGGTAAGGGCGGGGCCTATCGCACCACTCCAAGCTGGAATAGGCTGGGGTTTGCGCGTGACAGGGTTTTTGAGTTGTCGTGGACGGCTGCGGCTGCAACGGCACTGAATGGGGCGTATATTGAAGTGGAGGCGATGGAAACATGACATCGCAGCTTCTTGTTACGCCTTCGTCGGTTAAGAACTTGGTGGACCCCAATGGTCTGGCCTCACGCAATTTGCAGTTGTGGCTGGCTGGCGTCACCAACAACACGAATCAAAACACTACAAACATCGCTGCGTTGCAGGCTAATATTGTTTTCCCGCCGGGGGGAATAATCTTGTGGCCGAATGCAACGCCTGTTCCTACTGGATGGGTGGATCAAGGCGGCACCATTGTAATTGGTGCTAATACTTACAAGCCTATCTCGCACGTATAACGGAGAGTCGAATGGACCCTGTAACGATGGGATTGATGGCAGGAGGTTCCATTGCTTCCGGCATCGGCGGTTATTTAGGATCTCAAAAGCAAGCTGCTGCCGCTTCGCAAGCTGGTGGGATGAATGCTATGCTGCAGGCGATTGCTATGCAGCAGGCGCAGCAGCGTTTTGATGAAGCCAAAGGCACGCTGACGCCTTACACAGGTGCCGGTCAAACGACCATTGGGTTGTTGACGAAGTATTTGCAGGGCACGGGAGCGCAGCAGGCTGGTGTCGGTGGCGGCGGTCCGAATTTGCTTTCGACCTTTGCTCCAACCATGGCACAACTAGAAGCTACGCCGGGTTATCAGTTTGCACGGTCGCAGGGCCTTGGAGCCATGACCAATGCTGCGGCAGCACGGGGCCTCGGCACTTCAGGCAATCTGGTTCGCGGCTTAGGTCAATACGCCACCGGCTTTGCCTCCCAGACCTTCCAGCAGCAACTTGAAAACTACATGCGTCAAAATCAGCAAGCCTACAATATGCTGATGGGTCCATCGCAGTTGGGCGCACAGGCCGGACAGGCTATCATGCAGGGCGCAAGCCAGTTCAATCCGCAGATGCTTGCGGCTGCACAAGGCGTCGGCACATCTTACGGGCAGGGCATAATGGGTGCGGCTAATGCCCAGGCGCAAGGTATCAATGCGCTATTTGGTGGGGCCGGGCAAGGTGCTTTGCTGGCTGGTTACTATGGAAGACAGCAGCCAGGTATGCCCTCTTCGCCTACAAATGTTTATGGTGGACCTGCATTTGCAGGGACAGCAATGGGTGGTTACATGAACCCATTGGCTCCAACTACACCTACCGGGCTTCCCCAGATTTATTAAGAAGGAGCTGCAAAAATGGCAGATGGCATTCCTTATCCGCAGGCTCCGCAATACACTCCTCCAAACCCGTTGCAGACTCTAAGTCAGCTTGAGGGAATGGAAACAAGAGAATTGCAGCAGCAACAGTTGCAGCAAGCCACTCAGCAACAGGCGCTTATGAATAGAGCGCAGCTGGGTCTTGGCCAGTTGATGCAGCAGCACGTTAACCCTGAAACGGGGGATGTTGATATTAATAAGTTGCTGGTAGATGCTGCGCAGCATCCAGATGTGGCGGTACTTTTTCCTGCCATCGCCAAAGATGCGCTTGCTAACAAACACACAAACGCCCAAATTCTTGGGGCAAAGATAGACAACGCCATAAAACAACAAACCTTCTTGGCAAACACTGCTGCCAGCTATTCAGATAAATATGCAAAGACCGGAAACATGCCGACTTGGCAGGACATTGCCAGCATTTATGCTGAAGCCCAATCAGCGGGAGTTCTTGATCGTAAACAAGCTCTTGAAGGATATTTAATGGCAAAGCAATCTGGTATTACGCCAGATGTGCTTATCCGTAATCTGGGGGCAAGATCTGCTCAAGGATTGCAGATGCTTGAGTCGGCAGGTCAGACCACTAAATATCTGCAAGAGCTTGTTCCGACTGTGACTGAAGAGGGAGTACCAGGACAAATTACTCGTGAACAAGCGTTGCGGCAGGCTGGTGCTGGTCCGCAACCGATGGATGCCGCTGGTGGAGCGTTGGCTCCTCGTTCCGCTGAAGCGGTTAGGGAGGGGGCGTCACCCTCGGCTCCCCCTCCCGCACCTATGCTTAGAACTGGTCAGTCGCCCACAGAACTAGCTGAAACAGCCCCTTACCGTGAATATCAGGAAGGCAAGGGGCCGATGCGTGAATTTGAATCTATGATTAACTCAAAAGCTGAAACAGCGCAGTCTGTGTTGCAGCGACTTGAAGAGACAGAAAAGGTTATCAATAAGTTTAGGTCAGGACCGCTAACGAAGGCGCGGTTTGAGGCGGCAAAAGCTGCGCGCGGGCTTGGGCTTGATGATCTTGCTGAACGCATGATTGGTGGCGATCTTGCTGCCGCGCAGGAATTTGAGAAACTTACGACGCGCAATGCGTTTGAAGAACTTAAAACTGCGCTTGGCGGACAGGGCCGCTTTACGAATCTTGAAGTTGAAAACTTCATGCGGTCAAATTTCAATCTGGAGACTCTGCCTGAAGCCATTCAAGATATGATGAACTTCACAAAGAAGATGGTGGATTTGGCGGATCAGCAGCAGACTGCTTTCTCGCATTATAAAAAGCGGTCCTTTGCGAACAAGCGTGATCCTGACTCCTTCAATCCAGGCTATTTCAGCCAAAAGTTTATGAACCATTTGCGGCAAACAGAACAAATTAAAAATGGTCAGTATGTGGTTAAGCAGCCTGGAGAAAAGTAATGCCGAAGGAAACTTGGGGAAATCTCGAAGGCGCTTTTGGCGGGGCAACACCAGCACAGGCTGCGCCCTCGACACTTACATTGTCGCCAAAAGAACGGGATTATGCTGCCAGAACGCTGCTGTCTGAAGCGGGCGCTGATCCTATGAGTCAGGCAGCGGTGGCCCATGTTATTCGTAATAGAGCGCTGTCGGGTGGTTTTGGTGAGGGTGTGGAAGGCGTCATTACGAAGCCTTATGCGTTTGAGCCTTGGCTTCATGCCGGGACGGGACGGCAGAATGACCCGCTTGCCCATGATCCGCGCAGTCCTGCCTATCAGCAAGCTCTTAAAATCATAGACGCTGTTGCTGCTGGTGAAATTCCTGATCCCACAAAAGGCGCAACGCATTTCTATTCGCCTTCCGCACAACGACTGCTGGCCTCTACCGACAATCGCCAACTTGTGCCGTCATGGGCCACAAAAGAAGCCTACAAAACCACAATTGGTGGACAGGAGTTCTACACACCAACTGGTGAAGGCGGTGGAAAGCGTGTAATTAATGTTACGCGGCAGGCTCCTCAAGCTTATCAGCCAGAAGATTGGCTTGCGGCTGCTGAAGCCGAACGTGTAGGTCGCGCCACTGGTGGTGTGCCATCGCCTGATTTTATGCAGGCGGCGCAGCGTGAAATAGAGCAGCGGTCGCAGTTGAAGCCTATTGAGTTGGCTCCTCCCCCACCGATCCCGCAAGATTGGGGCGCAGGACGCTCTGCCCTTACAGGCTTGACGCTTGGGGCCTATCCTTACATCGAGGCTGGCGCACGGGCGGTTGGAGACTATGCAACCAGCAAAGGACCAACTTTATCCACGTTAATAACAGGTGAGCCTACAACTTTTGGAGGCTTTTTCGAGAAAGAACTGGGCCAACTGCAAAAAGAACGTGAAGAGTATCAAAAGGCTTCGCCGGTCACAAGTATGCTGGCGGAACAAGGCGGGGCGTTAGCCGGTGCGGCTTTGCCAATGGGATTGGCTGCAAGAGGAGTGGCGGCAGGTGGGCAGGCGTTAGCCAAAGCCTACCCAATGCTGCGTCCAGGCTTAGAAACAGCAGGACGGTTTTTTGCTGGCAAGACGGCGGCGACTGCTCCGGGTGTTTTAGGAGGCGTGCAGCGCGCCGGGTCTTATGCCGCGCAAGGTGCCGCGCAAGGGGCTGGCTATGGAGGGCTTACATATGGCCTCCAGCCGGAAGGCACTACCCTGCCGGAAGCCGTTGGCATGGGTGCTGTT